TACGAAGCAGCTACCGGCTCAAATCAACCTTTGGACTTATCCGAAGACAATATTGAGCGTATTGCCACTCTCATGGCTACTGAGGCAGCGTTTAACCTCGATCAAGATGGTAATGCCATTGGTTGGTACGACCGTAAACTGAAAGCCGCTAAGGCTGTAGTTACGTTGGTCGAGCCTAGGGTGATGCAATCTCCAGAAGCAGAACAAGCTTTTGACTTTGCCCTAGCTGTTACATCGAATGGTCAGGCTGTTGCCGATAACTTTGCTTATGCCCTCGAGGTGTTCCGTCAATTTATGGACACAGGTGTTATGCCTACAACTACCTTTAAAAAAGGTGGGGAACGTAACGCATCAATGGTTGCAGCCTTTGATTTCTTCAATCGGTGGAACGAAAGTGGTCAAAACGAAACAATTGGTGATTTCCTAAACACAGACTTTACCGTAAGAGAGCTTACAGACTTTATTGCCCGGTTTAACGAAGCTAACGGCACTGAGGTTAGTGTTCCTTCCAGTGAAGGCATGGCTGAAAACGTCAAAGCATCATACATCCTTGGCCCAAAGATCGGTCAAGGCTTCTATCAGAACATCCGGGGTAATTATGACCCCCTCACAATGGATATCTGGTGGATGCGTATGTGGAATCGCCTTGTTGGTCGTCCGTTTGAGGACCTTAAGACTGATGAGGTAATGCAGAAGAACCGTGATAAGATCGAAAGAGGTATGAAAGATACCTCAGATCCAGCAATGAAAAAGGTGATCAATGACGCCTTAAAAGCAGCTGGAGTTAACCGCACCGGTCTCTATAAAGACCCCGCAAAGTTCGATCAGTTTATTACGCAACTAAACAAGACGTATCAAAAGTTCTATAAGGACTATAAAGCTGAGAATGGCGTGAATCATACGAAACCACCGCTATTCAAAGCGGTTGGAACTCATATTAAAAACATGAGTGAACAGCTCCAGGCCCAGCCTAAAGGTCCTGGTGAACGTAGTTATATGCGTAAGGCAACAAAACGTGCCATTGAACTGCTTCAAGAGCAGGGCTATGACATAAATACTGCTGACTTTCAGGCGTTAATGTGGTATCCAGAGAAACAGTTATTTAGGCTGTTAGGTGTCGCTCCCGGAAGAGGTGCCGACAACGATTATTTAGATGCCGCAAAGCTTTTAGCGGAGAAGGAAGGAAAGTCCTATGACCAAATCCAAGAAGCACTCCCCGCAGCAGAGCGAGACGGAATCAATCCTGAGCCAGGTTCCCCAGGACAAGATGGCGTTATTCGTCAAAGAGATGGGGGAGTTGATGCGGCAGAAGAAGGCGGCATCCTCAGACAAGACGAACTCGACTTCGGACCAGGTAATAATGGACGAAGCCGGGCCGAGCCTGGAGCCATGGATGTCACGCCCTTAGCAGGGTCCAGAGAGCCTACGCCAACAGAGGTAGAAGAGGTCTCACGTCCGGTAAAAGCAATCTTCGAGATTGGTAAAAAAGGGTCACCGTATGAGAATGGTATCCGAGATTATGATACCGTCCAGAAGATTGCACAGGCGTTAAATCACACGTTCCATTTGGTAACCAGTACCACTGCTATGGCGAAAGCGGTTAACATACCGTATCGTAAGGCTAAAGGGTCTCAAGGTCTGAGAGTAACATTAGGATCTAATCCTAACACTCTTAAAGGCCGTATCGGTGTTGTTAAATCTAAGAATAAAATCTACGACATGTATGTTGCTCTTCATGAGCTTGGTCACGCATTGGAATCTAGCTATGTGGATGAACAAGCACGTCAAGAAGGCACCGAAATCCTTGGTAGGGATTTCTACTCACCTGGAAAACAAGGTGTAATAAACGACCCCCAACATAGTACGTATTCTAACACGTTCCGAGCCGCCATGAGAGAACTCATGGCACTATATGGCGATCAAAAGATATCGACCGGTGACCTAACAAACCAGGATGCCAGAGATATTGTTGATGAGATCATCCGGTTCCAGCGTAGTGGTGTTGTTGAGGGTTTTGGAACCAAGTCACCAATCCGAAGAGATTATAGTCGAGGGGACGAAAGAGTTCGCCAAGGTATCATGACTCGCGGTGAAGTAGATGCTGCCCTTGGATCATATGAGCGATCATATTTCCAAACACCGTATGAAATGGCGGCTGACTTACTAGGTGTCTACATGTTGGACCCAGCCCTGGCTAAACGCGAAATGCCAAAAGCTGCAAAGCTTGCCAGGCTCTTACTAAAAGATAATCCAACAATCCAACTGTTTTCCGCACCACTCAGTGTTGTCTTGTCCATGGTCATGGCAAACATGCTTATTGCTGAGCGTGAAGAAGAAGAAAAGAAGATGCCACCTCCAGGAGCTTTATCCTTAGGACAAGCACCAGGGGCATTATCGATATAGGAGTATCCAATGGGATCACCAAAAGTACCCAGGGCCAAGTCAAAGCCCAAAGTAGGAAATGGTCCAGAACCCCACAAAGCACCTAAAAAGAACTATTTCTCGACCCTCATGGAAACCCCAGAGGGTCGGGAGCTACGGCGTCAATGGTCTACAAAGAAACGTAAGAACCCAGGACGTCCAAGGGGAGTACCAGACGGCTATCGAAAACATGAGATAGAACCGATCAGAGAGAAGATCCAAAAGGAAGCAGAGAAGGTAGTAAAGATTATGTCAGAAAAGTATGGCGTAGAAGATGAATATGCAAAGGAAGCACTAACGACAGCCGTAGAGGTTATGCGTGTCCCTGGTGAAACCAGAGAACGTCTAGCAGCAGCCCGGCTTGTCCTGGACTTCACCAAGCAAAAGCCAGTAGCAAAGTCAGAAGTGGCTGTAGCAAAAGCAGAGGACTTCCTCGCAAGCTTACTGACCGAAGACGATAATGGACCCGAAACTCAAAGCGGTTCGTAAACGCCTTTACACTGACTTTCCTTTTTATGCCAAAGCGGCACTCTCAATAAGAACCAAAGAAGGCGAGATTGCTCCCCTAAAGCTAAATCCCGCCCAAAAGATCCTGGACGATGCCGTCCAAAAACAACTCCAAGCAGAAGGTAAGATAAGGATCATCATCCTTAAAGCCCGGCAGCAAGGTCTAAGCACCTACACTGGCGGTTACCTCTATTACGCCGTGTCTCAAGAAAAGGCACGTAAAGCCATGGTTATTACTCACCATGCCGATAGCACCAGGGCGTTGTTTGACCTAACAAAACGCTTTCACGAACATTGCCCTGAGATCCTTAAACCTCATACGAAGTACAGCTCAAGAAGGGAATTGTCTTTTGATGCACTTGATAGCAGCTATGTCGTTGCCACAGCCGGTGGTGATTCAGTCGGTCGTGGGGAAACCCTCACACACGTACATGCCTCAGAACTCGCGTTCTGGCCTAAATCAACGGCTCAAGACATTTGGAACGGATTGCTGCAAGCAGTACCGAATGCTCCTAAAACTGCTGTATTTGTCGAGAGTACGGCAAACGGTGTAACCGGTATCTATCATTCCTTATGGGAAGGTGCAGTAAACGGCACCAATGGTTTCGTGCCTGTGTTTATTCCTTGGTATGTGGACCCCACATACGTAGAGGATGTCCCTGAGAACTTCGAGCGTACTCCTGATGAAGAAGATCTAGCTGAAGAATACAACCTTAGCGATGAACAGCTTATGTTTAGACGCCGTAAGATTGCACAGAACGGCATTGACCTATTTCGCCAGGAGTACCCTGCCTACCCTGAAGAGGCTTTCCTAACGACCGGTCGTCCGGTGTTTAATCCAGAGCAACTTCAGAAATGCCTTACCGAAGCAAAAGATGTGAAAGAACGCATGGCCCTCGAGGGTGATGAGTTCATCAACAATGCTCGAGGTGAGCTTACAACCTACCTCAAACATGATCCAGGAGGCCAGTATGTTATCGGTGCTGATGTGGCAATGGGTGTGCGTAACGGAGACTACTCAGTCGCCCAGGTCCTCGATAGCAAGAAAAGGCAAGTCGCTACATGGCGAGGACACGTCCACCCGGACTACTTCGCTGAGGTCTTATTTGCCTTGGGTGAATACTACAACACCGCCCACATCATCGTAGAAAATAACAGCCATGGCATCCTAACATGTACCAGGCTGGGTAAAGATATGGCCTACCCATCGTTCTATCAGGAAATCCAGGTAGACAAGATTACAGACCGTGAGACCGTCAAGTTAGGATTCACAACAACAAGTAAAACCAAGCCCCTGGTCATTGACCAACTTCGTGCCGCGATGCGTGAGGGCGAGTTAACTCTAAATGACAAAACGACTATCCGTGAAATGATGACTTACATCGTTACGGAGAGCGGAGCTATGGAAGCTGAGCCTTCATGCTTCGATGACTGTGTCATGTCCTTAGCCCTGGCAAACCACGTTCACGAAGGTGCCTGGGAACCTGTCGAGACCCCCGAAGAACTATATGTAGAAATGGTATAATCAATGGCAAAGATCGAAGATTATGAAAAGCTCGAAGAGAGCGATATCGTAACGATAGTTGACACTAACATCCGTCAATCTATTGGCTACTACGATAGCGATCTCAGCCGTGAGCGTAAGCGTGTAATGGACTATTACAACGGTACGCTTCCAAAACCAGCCCATGATGGTAATAGCAAGTACGTAAGCCAGGACTGTTTCAACCAGGTTGAATCAATGAAGGCTGCGCTACTTGAAACCTTCAGTGCAGGTAACCGCATCTGTAAGTTTGCACCACAAGGCCCTGAAGATACAACAATGGCGGCTGTATGCTCCGCGTACACTGATTATGTAGTCTTCCGGCAAAATGATTTCTTTGGTGTTCTTCGGTCAGTGATTCACGATGGGTTGGTTGCACGTGTAGGTACAGCCAAAGTGTTCTGGCAAGAATCCACACAAACCGACATGGAGACATTTGAGAACATCACACAAGATGAACTCGATATGCTCCTGGCCCAGGATGAGAACATCGAGCTAGAAGACAGTGAGACAGATGATTTCGGGATGCTCAGCGGAACAATCGCTGTAACCCGGGACACCAGTCAAGTTGTTATTGAAGCTATTCCACCTGAGGAGCTATTAGTCGAAAGCCAGGCAGTTAGCCTGGACATCGATAGTATTAACTTTGTTGCCCACCGCACACGTAAGACGCTCACTGAGCTTCGGGAAATGGGCTATGATGAAGAAAAGCTCCAGGAGATAGGTGACGGTCATGAGGATGTGGAACTCGAGACTGACCCAGAGATCCTTGCACGTCACGATGATATTGGCGCAGACCGTGGTCACTCTAACCATGGCTACCAGGATCAAATCCGTAACATCATGGTCTATGAGGCCTATATTAAACTAGATGTCGAAGGCACCGGTATTGCTAAAATGCACCGGGTTGTTAAAGCAGGTAACGCACTCCTGGACATCGAGCCGGTCAATCGCTTGCCGTTTGTGACCTTTGCGCCGCTGCCGGTCCCACATAGCTTCTATGGATCTAACTTTGCTGAGAAGCTTATAGCCACCCAGAACGCCAGGACAGTCCTGACCAGGTCGATCCTCGATCACTCTATGATTACCAATAACCCGCGTTACATGGTTGTTAAAGGTGGCTTGAGTAACCCCCGCGAACTGATTTCGTCACGCTTAGGTGGCCTTGTAAACGTAACAAGACCTGATGCTGTCACACCAATGCAGCAAGCGTCACTCAATCCGTTTGTCTTCCAAACCATCGACATGCTTGATCGAAACGCAGAAGACAACACAGGTACTAGCCGTCTTTCACAAGGCCTCTCAAAAGATGCAGTGAGCAAGCAAAACTCAGCTGCAATGGTCGAACAACTCGCCACTATGTCTCAGCAGCGGCAAAAGATTATCGCACGTAATCTGGCCTCTCAGTTCGTTAAGCCTCTTTTCCACATGGTTTATCAGATCTGTCTTGAAAATGAATCTCAAGAGAAGATCGTAGAATTGTCTGGGCAGTATGTAAGTGTCGATCCTTCACGTTGGGAAGATAAGCGTGATGTCATGGTCGAGCTTAGGCTGGGTTATGGTGAACAAGAGAAAGAAGCTCAGAAGCTTCTAGCCTTGCACCAAATGTTTAGCCAGGACCCGACTATCCAACCTTTATATTCGCCACAGAACCGATACCAAATGCTCAAGCAGATCCTCGAGCAGCAGGGTATCTTGAATGTTGAGGACTACCTAACACCACCTGATCAACTACCACCACCTGAACCAGATCAAGCCCAGCAGATGCAAATGCAGATGGCCCAGAAGCAACTCGAGCTTCAAGAGCGTCAACAAGCCCTGGCAGAACAGAAGGCTCAGATGGATGCACAAATGGATCAGATGAAGATGCAGATGGAGCAAATGAAAGCCCAGGCATCACACGCCCTTCAAGCAGATAACATGGATCTTAAGGAAGCTCAGCTTGCTCATAAGAGACGTATCGATGAAGGCGAACTGGCAATCCTCAAGAGAACTGAGGACGTCAGGGGCATTGTTAGCCCGACAGGATAAAACGCTAATTAAGGAGAGCAAACTATCATGTTCGATGAAAAAGAAGAACAGCTTATCAATATGGGCAATTCGGCTGAAGCACTTCTCAACACTGAAGTCTTTACCCAAACAGTTAATACCATGGTGGATGGTTCGTTCCAGGCCTTCTGTAATTCAAAACCTGAAGAAACAGCGGTCCGGGAACGCACCTACAACCACTATCGAGCGTTGGTCGATATCGTCAGTACGCTACAGCAACGTGTAGCCATTAAAGACGAAATCGTAGCGAAAGCTGCCAGCGACAGTGACAACAACCAAGAGGATGCTTAGCACCATGTCAGACGTGCAACAAAACACCCCCTTAGATATCGAAGATGCCATTCTGGCAAAGTGGGAGGACGCTGAGACCCAGCTATCCGAAGACACGACAGAGGCAACACCTCAGGATGATCAAGAAGAGACTACAGACATCCAAGAGGTTGATGAGGATACAGACGAAGACCTAGAAGACGAAAGTCAAGAAACCGACCTTGATGAAGATGAGGAAACCGAAACCGATGATGATGAAACAGATGCTGAAGATGAAGAAGAGGATGACGCAGATCGTCCAACGCTTGATGATGAAGCTGAAGTTGAAGTTCTGGTGGATGGAGACGCTCGTAAAGTATCGGTTTCAGAGCTTAAGCGTCTATATGGACAGGAAGCTGCCCTCACGCGCAAGTCTCAAGAAACAGCTAAGCAACGTAAAGAAGCTGACGCTGCAATGGAGAAAAGTCACGTTGTGTTCCAAAAGATGCTTGAAAAAGCTCAGGAACGCTACAAGCCGTATAGTGAAGTCGATATGCTTGTTGCTAGTAGAAGTATGGCAACAGAAGACTTTACACAACTTCGTAAAGAGGCTCAGGCGGCGTATGACGACCTAAAGTTTCTTAATGAAGAGGCAGACGCCTTCTACGGATCAATCAAAGCGCAACAGCAAGCCCTACAACAGGATGCTGCAAAACAATGTGTTAAGTCACTCCAGGAAAACATTCCCGAGTGGTCTAACCAGCTTTATAACGACATCCGTGGTTACGCTATCAGTCAAGGTTTACCTGAAGACCAGGTTAACAATTATGTGGATCCGACAGTCATCACTCTGATTAACAAAGCCAGACTGTATGACCAAGGTAAGCAGGTAGCAACAACCAAGAAAAAGGCCGCGACCACTAAGAAGGTCCTTCGGAGCAAACGCTCCCCAGACCCTCAGGCATCCAAGAAAGCCCAAGCTGAAAAAGCCCGGCAGAGGATGGTTAAAAGTGGTGGTCGAGACTTAGATGATATTGCAGACGCCATTCTTCAGCGTTGGGAAGCATAACCTATACCCACAACGCCAATATGAAGAGGATTAACTCACAATGGCTATTTATCAGACCTATCAACAAATCGGTATCGCTGAGAACATTTCCGATCTAATTTCGGACGTGACGCCCTCAGACACCCCATTTTACAGCATGATCAAATCTGAGAAGGTACACAATCGTGTGTATCAGTATCAGACAGATTCACTTGCAGCCGCCGC